TAATAGACGGACAATCTCTTCCGGTTCCGGTGTCTTCCCGATCACAAAGCACTGCATCGGGTCGACGTCGTCGCGTCCCGGGATAATCGTGCGCGCTGACGTGATCATGTTCAGCACCGTGATTGCCTCGCGCTCGTCTGGGTTGTCCATCTCTCCGATGACCATAGGTAGATTGAACCGCTCGCAGACTTCATCCCTTAACTCATCAAGATCACCCAGGCGCATAACCATCATCCTTTCCATTTTCAATCGGGTGTGCTTCGTTCCAGCTTCGGATCGCTTCTTCGCGCGTAACCCCGAGATGTACAATCCAATCGTGACACTTCTCCCATGTCACCGGGCAAAACGCTTTGAACTTAAAGCGTCTTTGCTTGATACACCTTACATGCGGCTGCGCCCCGCACCCACATGGATTGATATCGGTTTTTCTGTCCCGCGCGCTGGCGCTCTCTTCCGCTTGCATCCGCTTACTCCTCCCCTTGATATGGCTCTGATTTCGGACGCCATGCGATGACCTTACCGTCTACAGAAGCACCACAACCGGTAGCATGAGACCAGCGTCCGGATATTGCATGAATGTAGGCTTCGCACTTATAGCGGTCGTTTCCGTCTTTGACGGTGACTTCTACGACTTCGCCGGGAGGTGGCGTTTGTTTTGAGCAGCGCGTCCACGGGTGAGGCGTTTCGATTTGCGCAGCGGGAAAGTCTTGAACGGTGTAGATTGCGCTTTCGAGGCCTTCCGCAAGCAGTACGGCTTCTCCGCCGTTTTCTTCGCCGTCTTGTTCGCATTCACGGAACTCTTTGCGGAGTTCTTTGAGGAGCGCTTTGCGGCTGATGAGGTCTTTATTCTTTGGCATGCGCGTTCTCCGTTTCCTCCGGCTGGCTGTGTTTCGCTCTTTCGCGTTCATCGGCTCTGTCAAATATCGCGTTATGGCGACGTGCTTCGACGTTCAGAAATTTATAGATTTCTCTTTTCCCAAACCCGCCTACCATAGTGTTTGTGAACCCGACCATGGAGCCCTTGTCTCCAATCAGTTTCCACAGCCGAACGTGCCAGCTCGAAAAGCAACGGATTGTCTCTGTGAGTGTGATCGGTCGATTATCGTACCAGAATTGTGGCCGCTTATACTCGACAATCCATTTCCGGTTTCCGGTTTCGAGTTCAGGAGTGTATGCGGATTTTGTACCCCCAAGAAGCTCATTAATAGCAGTTACTCGGTCGGTTCTCCCTTCTTTGCCTTTGCGTTTATCTTCGATCAGAATTCGAATAATCTGAATCAGCTTTTTCATGTGGTCTTCTCCATTTCCGCCCGCAGGCTGTCTTTGATGTAGTAGGTCAGTCCGCGCCGCTTGCAGATTTCCTCGGCAGCGTGTCCGAAGTCGTGCCAGTTGATGGATGATGGGTGATAGTTCAGCTTGCCGATGCGGTAGAGGTCAATGCCGAGCACATTTTCACTCAAGAACTCAAGCACATCCGATGCAAGCAGCACCGGCTCGATTGATACCCACGTCTTGATTCCTATCGCGTGTGCGCTCGCCAAAGCGATTACGCGGCTCATAGGAGATTCGGCATTCGGCTCAACTTGGTTGATGTGCCATGCCATAAACTCGTTTTGCGTATATCCGCAGTAGGTCACGCCAAATCGGTCGTTCTCATCCAGAAGATCAAAGTCACGCTCTGCCCGGCGTCCGCCCTTCGTGAGGATCTGCACGTGGTTGCCGTAGGCCTTGAGTAGTTTGATGATCTCCCGCGTGGGTGTGGTGTCGATTTCTGCCGGGTAGGGATCGCACGTGAAGCAGAGGTGGATCATCTTGCCCGTGATCTTCTCGTTCTCCAGCTGCTTTCTGACCTCTTCGACGATGTTCTTGCGGGGCTCTGGGGTCTTGCAGAAGGAGCCTTTGCCGTGAAATCGCTCGTACATCTTCTTTGCATAGCAGTAGTAGCAGCCGTGGTTGCAGGTGTCGTAGATGTTGATTGCGAAGTCGCCGTATTCGAGTGCTGCGCCTTTAGGTGTGTAGATTGGTTTCATTCGGCGGCCTCCTTTGCTGGTAAACAGATTTCTGAATTCATCGGCGGTCTATGCTGAACTTTTTCGTTCCAGAGCTCGACCGCGTGCTTTAATGCCGCTTCATAGGCTTCGTCTGTATAGTTTTCGATGTCAACCTGCACTCCGCTGTGGCATACCTGGCATTTGATCGTATGAAACGCACGTGATAACCCTATCTCCGATTCAGTGTATCTCGCTATCGGAGGTTTCCCGCAGCACCACTTTGCCGGAGGGACTTTCTTGTCGTGCGCATTAGGCTTCTCCTGCATCATTTCCGTGGGTTCACGAAATTGATCGGGGTTGTAGGGGTCGGGCTTCGACATCCACGCGAGCACAGTTTCCGTGCTTAATGGCTGGTTTACGGCGTTGTACCATGATCCGTTTGAGTAGTATGCTTGAACCGCTTCGGTTGAGTGAAGCTGTGTGGTCAAAACCATTTTGCTGTTTTTCGGCAGCCCCTCGGCGCACGGTTTCCAGTCGTGCGGGGCTTCGAGCGTAGCGGTTGGGAATGCGTCGAGCGCTTCAAACACCGTGTACATAACCGCAATGGCTTTGTCTCGCTCAATCGGCTTGTCCCTCAACACTTCAAGTCCCGCGTAAATTGCCGTCTTATACGATGCCTTGAATGCTTCAACATCGATATAGCGCGGCGTTAGCATCGATCCATTTTTGCTCATGTTATAGTCTCTCCTTTCGACGTTGTAAACACTTTCGCACGCGCTGCTTTATCTTTCTGGTATTTACGCCGTTCTGCCCTGTTTTTGAAAAACGTCCGTATTGGATGCGCCATTGCCGTAATCTCGTCGCGTTTGCAAATTCTGCTGCCCGCGCCGATACCGAAGAATGCCGGGCAACGCGGTGTGCATCCAGTGTTCGTGCTGCATTCGCGTTCGCATTGCTTATCAAGTATGCGCGCCGCGGTGATCTTATTCATCAGCTTCTCCTTTCGGCTCGGTGGCATAGGCAAGCCATCTTTCACCATAGTGATATAATTCTGGGCGTTCCGCGGCGTCTTTGTTTTTAAGTATTTTCCACTCGCTTGCTTCGCCATCAAGCGATTGATGAAAATATGGTTTGTCAATATAGTTTATTAACTCTTTCGGGTTAATCGGGTTTCTCCATCCGTCCGCTTCGCGTTTCGCAATTTTAAGAATTTCGATTGCGGTTTGTAATGGAATCCCGCAAATTGTAACCGGCGAATATTCTTTGATATTTTCAACCCCTAAAGCGACGAAGATACTATCTTCCATTGCCTTGTTTTCTTGTTGAAGCCTTTCAACCTCGTGCCGTAGGGATTCAACGAGATCGAGAAGATATGGGATGTCCTGCCTGGCGTTGGCTATAAATTCGGCGTCTGCGTTCATCTGTGCGCTTGCATCTTCTTCCGACATGTGAAGCGCTCCCCTGCCCGTGAGGTGTCCCCATCCGCGCACGTCGCAGATATGACGCTCGATTGATCCGTCTTCGTTGTATGTGAAAACCTGATCAGAGTAGCCGTCCGTCCCGCGCCACTCGCCATGCCATGCGGCGTTTACGCGCTCCCTGATCTCCTGTATGCGTTCACTCATGGCTGTTCCTCCTAAAGCTAGCTATAATAGGCTTCCGTCAATCAGTAGTACTCCGCGTCCGCATTGATCGAACGGAAGATCATCTTCTGATTGGTCATATTTTTCTCGTGCAGATTGTTCTGTGATTTCCGTAGCAAACTCGTTCTCGTATTCTCTCGGCTCTCCGTAAACCTGTTCTTCGTAAATCTCATCTGCTTCATCGGTGCTTTCGGCACAAATAAGTGCGTAATAGGGTTTGCTATATTCAAAATATCGGTTCATCCGTCATTCTCCCTTCCCCGCATCGGCGGCGGCTAAATCGTCATCAAAAAGCGTGATAGAATCCCCGTTGGCTTTCTGCTTCCGTCTCATCGCTTTGTACTCGTTGTATCTCTGTCGATATCGGTAGCTGTCCCCGAACACATTCAATGCTGCTTTTACAAGGTTCGGCTCATATGGACGAATTTTTTCAAGATCCTGAACCGCTCTTGCCGAAATTGAGCACCCACAACACCCCGTCCTTGGAAGTCCGTAAACCTCGTAAGCATCAGAGTAGCGAATTCCGTGATATTCCTTGTACCAAGCTTTGTCTGCATCCGTCACGTAGTACAACGGGCGCAGCCGGAATTTTCCATCAGCCGATTCAGTGAAGCACATCGATGTGCTATCTTTACGCGGGACAGATCGCATTCCGCCCTCGGCGCGGCGCTCTCCAGTAATTACAAGGTCGAAATCCTTTTGAATGCTGTGAGCAAGGTCTTTCTTGCAGTAACCGCAGCACTTATTGCTCACCTTAAACGGGATTGGGTTCTCTTTGATGAAGTCGAGCATGTAGTCCGAAGAGCCGATCACAAGCTGGATGTCCGGTCGCGGCTCTCCTGCTGAATTACAACCGCATAAAAAATTGATCGTTGACTCGCTCTTGGGATATCTTTGCCGAAGCTCTTCGCGCTTTGCCGCCTTATCGTCAGCGTTTGCGTACTCGTCCGCAATTTCTAACGGGATATTTTTCTTCTGGATTCCTTCAAGGCCTGCTGACATAATCTTCGACACAAACGGTTGTCCATATCGGCGCGTTGCCTGCACGATGTTGATCTTCGGTCGATACTCTTTGATCGTAACTCCATATTTCTCAGCGGTTTCGCGAACGTGACGTTTGATCGCCTCCATCTCTAGCCCTGTGTTGAAGAAGCAATATTGAATCGGTGGAAAGCCGAACGTCTTTCGCACTTCTTCGATTAGGTGCAGCATAATGTCGCTGTCGCTCCCACCGGAGTAAGAGCAGATTGCATTCGGATATTGGTATAGTCTCTTCGCGATGATGCTCTTTATAGCCTCAAACTTCTCCGGCGAATCGAAGTCCGCGTACGGTGGTCTGTCTGTGTAAACTCTGCTTTTAAACTCTTCGCCCATCTATTCCGCTCCCTCTCCCGCGCGCAGCGGGTGCCAAAATGCGTTATGCTATGCCGTTCTTCTTGGAACCGGACACGGCGTTCGATTATCAACGTCTGCCTTTTTGTCCAGATACTTTTTTTGAGCTTTCAACACCGTATCGTAATCATCGTCTCTAAAGAAGATGATCCAGTTCGTGTCTGTGGCGCACCACATTCCATCAGAACTGTCCCAGTAGATCAGCATTTCGGCAAACTCTTCGGTGTTCTTTTTGAACCTATCAAGAAAAACATCTGCGTTTCTTTTTGTGGGTTTTCTTGTTTTATCTCCTGTGTCTGAGTCTTTTTGATTCGGCATAATGGCTCCTTTCGGGTGTCACTGTGGTCTGTAAAAGTCGACGTCGTTGCCGTGGCCGCTCATGATGCAGCTGTCGCAGATGGTCTTGCCTTGGTTTGCGCAGGTGTCGCATCGGTTTGTGTTGGTGATATGTGATACCTCAAACCCGCCCGGTGTTTCTTTGATGGCTCGTTCACCGTCTTCGGTAACCTTTGCCGAGTGCTCGCATTTATGGCAGTCGCAGCGCACGCCACCGGCGCAGTGCTTGAATGATTCGATAAAGACGTGTGCGTCCTCACAGGCTTGTTTACGTTTGGTGCAGAATAGTCCGCGGCGTTTGATTTTTTTCATGCTGCCTCCTATTTTTCAAAAATGAATGTGCATCCGTTGATATATCGGTCTTTTACGACTCCTAAACACCATTTACGGATAGATGATGGACTGAGATAGTTGGCGTGTGCTGCTTCGGCAATGCTTCCGTAGGCGTCGATGATGTCGCCGGACTCATTCACCTTGAGCACTGTCTTGCGGTGGTTATTATTCGCGCCCAGCCTGCGGTAAAACTCGCTGTGTGTGACCCATTCAAGGTTTGACGCACGGTTGTCGTTATAGATTCCGTTGCGGTGCCAGACGTACGGTTTGTTCAGTGGATTCTTGATGAACGCATCCGCTACCAAGTGCGCAACAGTTTTGCACTTCTGCCGGCGCAATCCGTCGGGGAATCGAACCATCACCGTATTTCCGTTGTCGGAGGTTATCATGGGTTTTCCGTCCTTGCGCCGGATCTCTCCGAATGGGTTGATCTCGTAGCGGTCGAAACCGCGTATGGTTACCCAGGTGTCTCTTGGAACAAACATGCTCCCTCCTTGAAATAGTTGCAGCGACACGGCGGGATGCGCATGAAGAACGGCGATTGCGGGTTCTTGCAGTACGGGCGCGGTGCGTCTGGTGCTTGCGCTGTCCAGCTGCGCTTTTCCTGTACGATGGATTCACACGGCGCGCATTTTGGTTTATATACGGTTTGTGTGATTTCGGTTTCGATGATGTTGCTCATAGAGCCTCCAAAGTTTTAATTACACAAGCAAACTCATTTGCTTGAATTCGGGGTTTTTTACCGGGTTGATCATCTGGCTTATCGCTTGTTCGTAAAACGTTCGATCAATCTCAAATCCAAACGAGTGCCTATTGAGTTCGAATGCCGCGCGCAGCGTTGCTCCGCTGCCAGCAACTGGGTCTATGACAACATCTCCCTCATCGGTAAAAATCTCAATCAATCGTTTGAGCACGGCAACAGGTTTTTGTGTTGGATGGATCTTCGGGTATTGCGTCGTGCTGTCTCGTTTCCACTCGAACCAATTAAAAACCATCTTCCCGTTGTTGTTGAACTTTGGCAGCTTATCCCGGTATAGAACAACTGCGTGTTCAGTCGCTCCGACGATTTTCATGTTTGCCTTGAGCACCTGCGCTGAATAGTTCTTGATAAAGAAAATCGGGTAGCTCTTCTCAAAGCCGTATTTCTTCCCGTATTCGATAACCATCTGAATCTGATCAAACGCGCAGAAGACAATCATTGCAGGAGCCTTTCCGGCTTCTTTCGGTTCTTTGACGAGAAGGTTGCTGCAAAAATGCATGTATTCTGCAATTCTGAAATCGTTATCTGTTTTAAAAAACGACTTCCCGGCTTTCTCGCTTTCGCCGTTTTTGTTGTCGCCATCTTTGTACCACATCGGATTGCTGGCATACGCAGAGTTTCCGAGGTTGTAAGGAATATCCGCGATAACTAACTGAGCTTTAGGAATACAGTAACGCTTGAAGTTTTGAAAGTGGTCTCGATAAAGTTCGATTTTTATTTCTGCCATCAGTTATCCCTCGCAATACTCCTTCAAAATGCCCGGCAGGTCTTTCATCAGCGCACGCAGTTGTGTTTTTGTAAGCACTAACCGTCCGTTTGCTACGATGCCGATACGGTTCTTATCGTCGGGGTTGATGATGTAAAACAATCCAAATGCGCTGCTCTGTATCGCTACCCCTCCGGCAGACGCGGCGATTTTCTCGACGTTGGAATCGGTCGCTTTAATCATGGCTGCCTTTTCCATTCTCGAAATCGTCGAGCGTACGGATATCCCGCACAATCCAGTCATCAACAACGGTCATGAGATACGCCATCGGGTTGTCTTTCCCGGCTGTCAACAGCACGGCTTTGCGAACTGCTCTCAGCTTAATGTTCTTCATGCGCCAGGCGACTTTGAGAATCTTCTGCCAATCCGGCTCGAGATACATTGCGTACTCTTTCAGAATGCGGTCGATCTCATGAGCACGCGCGCTGATAGCGCATATATTGCATTTAGTAATATCCGTTCTATCGGATTCGATTAGACGGGAACATTTGCAATCACTTGATATCAATTGATCACAAAGCACTTTATCCACAGAGTTATCCACACTCGGAGCGGGGTATTTACTTTCCTTCGCGCGTTGCTGTTGATAGGTCAGCCAGTTTATAAGCCGCAGGTACGGTTTCCCATCTGCAATATAGAGGTCAACAATACCTAGGGTCGATAAACCTTTCAAACCTTTGTCAATCGCTTCTTCCGTCACGGATTCAAGTGGATACAGTGCTGCTTTGAGAATATTTAATCTCCCATCAAACCGACCGAAATCATCTGCATTTACGATCAGACGCCAGAACAGATCCCGCTGGAACAAAGTCATCGCCTTGTAGTCTTCGCTCCGGCAAATCTTGTCGCTGATTCTTCGTGTCGGCATTTGTCACCTCTCTAAAACGGAATATCGTCAGCTGATACGTCCGAGAAATCGTTCATGTTAGCATCTTGCTTTTGAACGTCAGCGTCTTGCTGTTTCGGCGTGAGGAACTCGACCTCGTCGGCCTGCACGTCCAAAGACATGCGTGTCGTTCCGTCCTTCGCTTCATACGTTCGCGCCTGCAGCTCGCCGATCACGGCAACCTTGCGGCCTTTGCTGAGGTTGCGTGCGCATATATCGCCGAGCTGCCGCCATGCGTTGATGCGAAAGTAGTCTGTCGGACGCTCTGCGCCTTGTGGTGCGAATCTCCGGTTGACGGCGATGGTGAAGGACGTGACCTTCACGCCGTTGGGCGTGGAGCGCACTTCGGGGTCGTGGGTGAGGTTGCCTGTTAAAAATATCTTCTGCATGTGATCTCCTTAAAAAATCAACTCGATAATTGGAAGAACAAGGACGTGTGCAATCACAACTCCGAAAGTAAAATATAAAACAGCTCTATCGATTCTACTCATGTGCTTGCCTCCATCGCTTCCTCGCGGGTGATCCGCTCAAAGGTGTATACCCATACCCATGGGTTTTTATCCCAGCCATAGCCGCGCGCAGCGTTGAGCTTGTTCCAAAGGTCGTGGAATGCCGCGCGCGCAGT